GCACGTCATGAGCTTGCAGTTATTCGTCTGTTTGATGGTGTGGGTTGTGAGAAGTTTGCAGAGCATGCATTCAACTTTGCAGATAAAATGATTACAGAGAAATATGGCGACCGTTGTTGGGTCGAGTCAGTTGAAGTCAGAGAGCATGGTGCCAACTCTGCAATCTATGAAAGAGAGCAAGATGGTAAATAAAGATCCAGGTATGCGTCACTTCTATGTCAGTCTATTGAAGTCGGGTGTACGTATTATTGCAGGCGCTCAGTTGATGGCTGGTCAGATTTGGGTTGCAGGTCTGCTTATTGTAGCAGCAGAGTTTCTAGGAATCTTGGAAGAACTATGAGTAAAGAATATCACTATAGCGAGACGTTCTATTCCATGCAGGGTGAAGGGCACTATACAGGTCGCCCGACTGTATGGTTGAGATACTTCTTGTGCAACCTACAATGTAGTGGGTTCGGTCAGATTGATCCAACAAATCCTGAGTCTTACTTTCTCCCTTATGAGGAATTGGATGTTCATGAGAAGGATTTGATGGGTGAGCCTAAATATAAAGTCATGGAAGACCTACCAGTGTTTGAGCATGGCTGCGATTCTTCGTATAGCTGGTCAAAGAAGTTTAAACACTTGCAGCGTAAAGGAACGCCTGATGAGATCAAACAAGTTTTGGAGAATCTTCTACCAACTGGTCGGTTTGGCAGCACTACTCACTTATGCCTTACTGGTGGTGAGCCATTGATGAGACATGCCCAGGCTTGCACCATGGGTATTGTTAAGAGTTTTGTTGAAGATGATAATGCTCCTATGCACATTACATTTGAGACAAATGGTACACAAGCTCTTGCAGATGAATTCTATGATTACTTCAATTGGTATGGTGGCACCGTAGGCTTTCCAGAAGTATTCTGGAGTGTCTCGCCTAAGCTATGGACTGTTGCTGGTGAAAAGGCTGATAAAGCTATCAAGCCAGAGAATGTTGCTAAGTATGCTTCTGTGAAAGGTAGTAAAGGTCAATTGAAGTTTGTTGCCAATGGTACAGATGAATGCTGGGAAGAGATTGACTCTGTTATCCAACAGATGCGTGATGTTGGTGTTGAATATCCAGTATGGATCATGCCTGTGGGTGCCACTGTAGAAGGGCAGAAAGCACAGATCAAAGGTCATCATTACGAAGATGGTGAGATTGCAGATATGGCTCTGCAACGTGGTTGGAATGTTAGTGCACGAGTGCATACTTATTTGTGGGGTAATAAAATTGGTGTTTAAGGACGGTAAGTTTTATTATCAGTGGGACAGATATCAGGAAGATATCTGCGCGCTGGCAGATGATTTGACGTTTGAGCCATCTGTTGTTATTGGCATTGCAAGAGGTGGGTGTGTACCAGCGGTACAGTTATCTCATCTACTCGGTAAGCCTTTCAAAGCAGTTACATGGCAGACACGTGATGGTGGAGTGAAAGAAAAATACAAAGTTCCAGAGTATGCATTGATTGTAGATGATATCAATGACTCAGGTAAAACACTCAGAGAGTTTACAGAAAGAATTGAACACGATAAGTTTGCTACTCTGACATTATTTACGAAACCATCGAGTGAATATACTGTTGACTTTTATGCTAAGGAAGCAGAAGATGATAAGTGGATAGTCTTTCCATGGGAATAGTTCAACGCAACTGGGGAACATATGAAGTGCTTTATAGTGGTGAAGGATATAGGGTGAAGCGTTTACTAATTGATCCAGCGTCAGCATTGTCTAATCAGTATCACAACCATCGCTCAGAAGCATGGACTGTTGTTAATGGTGAAGTTCTACTTCAACTATTTCATCCAGAGAAAGATAAGCAGATGTATGAGATTCATTTGAGCAAAGGTGAGTCTCATACTATTGATGTTGGTACATGGCATAGAGCCATTAACCCTACAGATACTGTTACAGAGATTATTGAGATCTGGACAGGAAACAAATTGTCTGAAGACGATATTATTAGAGCGGAAAGATAAATATGACTATCAATTACAATACAGAGGAGTCTACATACTATGTCGAAAAATAATCCAGAGCTGGGTCGTGAGGTGAATAAGTTTCTCGACTCTAAAGGTATCAATACACCAGTAACTGAAATGGTGAAAGTTGATCGTGAGACTAAACTTGCAAAGGTGGCTGAGCTTACGAAAGAGATGCTTGAGGTTCTAGGTTTGGATCTGACAGATGATTCTCTTGAAGAAACCCCTATGCGTGTAGCTAAGATGTATGTAGATGAGATCTTCTCAGGTCTGCGTTATGATACGTTCCCTAAATGTACTACTGTAGAAAATAAGTTCTGTCATGGCGATGAGTTTGTTCTTGAGAAGAATATTACATTGTATTCTGATTGTGAACACCACTTGCGTCCTATCATTGGTACAGCACATATTGCTTACATCCCAGGTGAAAAGGTTCTTGGCCTCTCCAAGCTCAATCGTATCACACAATACTTTGCACAGCGTCCTCAAGTACAAGAACGTCTTACACAACAGATTGCTGAGTCAATTGCATTCATTACAGACTCACAAGATGTTATGGTTGTTGTAGAAGCAGCTCATACTTGTGTATCCCAACGTGGTATTAAAGATACTAATTCTTCTACAGTTACAGCATGTTGCCTTGGCCAGTTCGGTGAATCAAATTCAGAGCTCCGTAAAGAGGTTATGGCAAACATTAACAGAGGTTAATGATGTCTATTGCACGAGGTCAAATGACCTGGATCAATGGTGAAAAATCCCCAGTGTTTGAACAGAAAGGCAAGAATGCAGAGAATGCAATCTACAATGTCTTTCATGCTATGAGTATGCCCTTACATTTTGCACAACAGCAAGGCTACTTAGCAGATTATAAATTATGGTTAGTTGGAGATGAAGTTGAAGAAATCTAAGTTTATCTGGGTCACATTCCAGAAAGAGGGTATCCACAAATACCCTGATGCACCTGAGGGTGTAGAGTTCCTAAAGTATCCTCATAGGCATATGTTTCACTTCCGTGTAGAGCTTGAAGTGTTTCATGATGACCGAGATGTAGAATTTATTCTGTTGAAAAGAGAGTTGGAAGCGTTGTATAATGAAGGCACATTGCAGCTCGACTATAAGTCTTGCGAGATGATGGCTGATGATTTGTATGACTATATCTCAACAGCTTATCCAGAACGTGACATTGTTATTGAAGTAAGTGAGGATGGTGAGAATGGAACACGCGCGTACTACCCGAAGTGAGCTAGATGATATCGAGGCACGTAAGCCTCAGTTTTGTCATATTGCTCCTACCCCACATTTGGATCTTGTAGATGGTCGTAAAGTACATCTTGTGCTTGCACATCTTATTGAAACGGATCCTAAGTATGTCGACTTCTATCTTGAGCAAAAAGAGAAGTATGACTGTACTATCATTATGGACAACAGTGCATTTGAAATGTACAAACAAGGTCGTCCAATGTATGATAGTGAGAAACTAATTACAATGGGTGAGCGTATTGGTGCTGACTATATTGTTATGAGTGATTATCCTGGTGAAGAGTCAGCCAAGACTATCGAAGCAGCTGAACGAATGGCTCCAGAGATTAAAGAAGAAGGATTCAAGACTTTTTATGTTCCGCAGAGTAAGATCGGAGACATGGATGACTACCTTGAAGGATTTAAGTATGGGTGTTATTCAGACAACGTTGATTATATTGGTGTGTCTATTCTTGGTGTTCCCAATGCGTTTGGTGGGATCGAAAAGGATAACAAACTACAGCGCTTTGCGTCTAGGCAACGGATATACTACGAACTAGCAACTACACCTTTCCTTGAGACTGCGAAGTTTATGGGTAAGAAGTTTCACTTCCTTGGTATGGTAGATGGTCCTAATGAGATTATGTTCATGAACCCATTCCGTCGATTTATTGACACATGGGACTCATCAGCAGCAGTGTGGGCTGGTCTTAATGGTCGTAAATTTGATAATAGTCCTACTGGTCTAGTTGGTGGTAAATTTGAAAAAGAAGTTGACTTTGACTTCGAAACAAATGATTATGGACTTATCAATATGGCTAAAGAAAACATGAAGTTTATTGATAGACTTGTATGGGGTTATTTGTGGGACAATTGATATGAAAGATGAATTTGGTATGGAAGTTAATTTGAAACTGATGAAGTTTGATCAAGACCAATACAACTATGGTGAACCTGGTTATGTTCAGGAGCTAGTAGAGTATATTGATTCGACATATGGTCAGCACTATGTCAACAAAGGTATCCAGGTTGTTGATGTATGGCAGAGTATGGGCAGTCTGAATACGACTGCTCGTGATACTGCAATCAAGTATCTTGCACGTTACGGCAAGAAGAATGGACGAAACCGCAAAGACCTGTTGAAGGCTATGCACTATATTATTTTGATGATGTACGCAGAGGATTTGAATAATGATGAAACATCTAGCGAGCTCCAGTAGTTCATCCGAACTTAGCACCTATACAGAAGACCAGGTGCAACCGAATGCAATTGACCTTCGTGTTGATTCGCTACAAATGATTACAGACAACTTGTTTACAATTGATGAAGATAAGAAAGTACATCGAGGTTCAGAACCAGTGCGTACTGATGAAGATGGCTATTGGCGTTTGGAATCAGGGCGGCGTTATGAGGTAATCTTTGAAGGAACAGTTAAACTTGGTGAGAATGAAGCTGGTTGGGTAATCACACGTTCTACATTGAATCGTAATGGATTGTTCCTAACATCGGGTCTTTATGATACAGGTTATGAAGGTGTGATGGCTGGCTGCTTGCATGTTACATCTGGCCCTGCTCGGATCAAAAAGGGCACTCGTCTTGGACAGTTTATTCTGTTCGATGCTGAGTCGTTGTCATCATATGATGGTGACTATGGTGTAGGTAAAGAACACGATAAGAAGTATGAAGATGAGTAAGAATGCACTTGTTACGGGTATTACAGGACAGGATGGTGCTTACCTTGCTAAGCTCCTCCTGGATAAAGGCTATAAGGTATATGGTGCACAACGACGGAATACTGGCCTCCAGCATTGGCGGCTTGATCGTCTTGGCATCACAAATGAGATAGAGTTTGTTGATTTTGAGCTTAATGAATTCTCAAATATTACTCATGTTCTTCATCAAACCAAGCCTGACGAAATCTATAATCTAGCTGCACAATCTTTTGTGCATCTATCGTTTGATCAGCCAACATACACTTCAGACACGAACTATATGGGTCCTAGCCGCCTTCTAGAAGCAATTCGTATGGTGTGTCCTACAGCTAAGTTCTATCAAGCTGGTACATCTGAAATGTTTGGTAAGGTCCAACAAATCCCACAAAGCGAAACAACACCGTTTTATCCACGGTCACCTTATGGTGTAGCTAAGCTGGGTGCATATTGGATGACTGTAAACTACAGAGAGTCATATGATATGTTTGCATGTAATGGTATTCTATTTAACCATGAATCACCATTGCGTGGTAAAGAGTTTGTTACTCGTAAACTCGTACACAATCTCGTCAAGGTTAAGAATGGCGACTTGGAGTATGTAGAGATGGGTAATATGGATGCCAAACGTGATTGGGGTCATGCTGCTGATTACGTTGAAGGTATGTATCTAATGATGCAACAAGATAAGCCTGATGATTATGTCTTGTCTATGGAAGATACTCATACAGTACGTGAGTTTGCTCAGATTGTATGTAATCATTTGTATCTAGATATTGATGAAGTGATTAAGATCAATCCAAAGTATTTGAGGCCAGCTGAAGTAGATTTGCTGATGGGTGATTCAGCTAAAGCTCGTATTGAATTAGGTTGGAAACCAAAGTATACTTTGGATAGCATGATTGATGAAATGGTAACAGAGGAACTAAAATATTATGTCAATGGAAATTAGTATTAGTAAAGAAGAACTGCAGAAGCGGAAGATTATGGTAGCTTCACCGATGTATGGTGGACAGTGTGCTGGTATGTATACCAAGTCTTCTGTTGACCTTGCAACGCTAGCGGCGCACTGGGGTATGGATATGCGCTTCTTCTATTTGTTTAACGAGTCGTTGATTACTCGTGCTCGTAACTACTGTGTAGATGAATTTATGCGTAGTGATGCGACACACCTTATGTTTATTGACTCAGACATTGGGTTTGATCCAAACGATGTGTTGACACTTGCTGCATTGCAAAGTGAGAACCCAGATGATGACGACTATGACATTATCTGTGGTCCTTATCCTAAGAAATGTATCTCTTGGGAGAAAGTTAAGGATGCTGTAGACAAAGGCTTTGGGGATGATAATCCTGAAAACTTGCAACGTTATGTTGGTGACTATGTGTTCAATCCTGTGGAAGGTAACAACATTCCATTGGACAAACCTGTAGAGGTATTGGAAGCTGGTACAGGCTTTATGATGATTCGTAAGAACACATTCCAGAAGTTTGCTGAGGCATATCCTGAGTTGTCTTATAAGCCTGACCATGTTCGTACAGCACACTTTGATGGTAGCCGTGAGATTCATTGCTACTTTGATGCTCTGATTGATGAAGAGAGTAAACGCTATCTGTCAGAAGATTATATGTTCTGTCAGTGGGCACGTAAGATTGGTCTGAAAGTATGGTATTGTCCTTGGATGCAATTGCAGCACATGGGCTCTTATGTATTTGGTGGTTCGTTACCTGACCTTGCACAGCTGGGTGCAAGTGCGACTGCTGATATGACTAAAATTGGTAAACAGAAAGCTCAGGGGCAATAAATGATGAAACTTTGTAATGATACTGTGAATACTCTGAAAAACTTTAGCCAGATTAATCCTTCCTTGGTAGTGGAGGCTGGTAGCGAGATTGTTACCATGTCTCCATCCAAGACGATCATCGCTAAGATGATTACTGAGGAAGTCTTCGAACAACCATTCTGCATCTATGAGCTGAATAAGTTCTTGGGTGTTATCTCAATGTTGGAAGAACCAGACTTGAACTTTAACGAGAAGAGTGTGGAGATTAAATCTAAGAGTGGTAATGTAAACTATACATATGCGGATCCTACAATGGTCGTTGCACCATTGACGACATCAGTCGCTGTAGATAATCCCGTATGTTCCTTTCAGTTGAACAATACTCAGCTGACGAGTCTGATCCGAGCTGCAAGTGTATTGCAGACTGATATCATTCGTTTGGTATCTACCGGTGGTAAGCTGCAAGTAGGAACGACAGACTCGAAAGATCCAACCTCACATACATTTGATATCGATATGGATGTAACAGTCGAACAGGACTTTGCTATCAATGTTAAAACTGAGAATGTAGTGAAGATTCTGCCTTCCGAATACAATGTAACCGTTAGTGAACGTGTGATTCAGTTTAAGAATGACACACATACTTACTGGATTGTATCGGAGCGCACTAATGGATAAACAAGACTTTCTGTGGACAGAAATATACCGTCCGAAGACGGTCGATGAGTGTGTACTTCCTCAAGAGCTGAAAGATGTATTCAATGCATTTATTCAGGATGGTGAAGTGCCTAACCTCATCCTTTCGGGTGGAGCAGGTGTTGGTAAGACAACTGTAGCACGAGCACTACTGGACGAGCTTGGTCGTGACTATATGTTTATCAATGGATCATTGGAAGGACGTAACATTGATACGTTGCGTACGCTGATCAAAGACTATGCTTCATCTGTATCCTTCCAAGGTGGTCGGAAATATGTGATTCTTGATGAGGCAGACTATCTGAATGCTCAATCTACACAACCAGCTCTTCGTAACTTTATGGAAGAGTTTTCCTCTAACTGTGGATTCATTCTAACCTGCAACTTCAAGAATCGCATTATCGATCCACTGCAATCTCGTTGTTCTGTTATTGACTTTAAGTTTAAGAATAGTGAAAAGCCTGAGCTTGCTATGCAAATGTTCAAGCGTGCTATCACTGTACTTGATGAGAACAATATTGAGTACAACAAGAAAGTTGTAGCTGAGATTGTACAACAGAAGTTTCCTGACTTCCGTCGTGTATGGAATACATTACAACAGGGTTCTGTTCTTGGAGCGATTGATACGGGTGTGCTGACTCAGTCTGATGATAGTATTACATCTCTTGTAGATTATCTGAAGAACAAAGAGTTTACAGAAATGCGTAAGTGGGTTGCTGAGAATAGTGATATTGATAGCAATATGATCTTCCGTAAGCTGTATGACAATGCATACCAATATCTCAAGCCTGAGTCCATTCCCCAGATTGTTGTTCATATCGCAGACTATCAATACAAGGCAGCTTTTGCTGTTGATCAAGAAATCAACCTGGTTGCGTTCTTGACGCACGTAATGATGGACTGTGAATTCAAATGAGCAACCCATTTGACTACCTAAACGCAATCAACTATACAAAAGAGAACCTAGTGCACGGTAGTAACAACGATGAGTTGGCCGAGCAAGGATATAACGCATTTGTTGTTAACCGTGGACTATCGTTCTTTCCTGACACAATTTTGTATGCAAATGAGATGAATATCAAGCACCAGCTAGATAAGAGTCTCCAATTTGACTATCTTATAAATAGTATTAGACCTAAGAAACGGTTCAGTAAGTGGCACAAGAAGATTTCTAACGAGGACTTCGAAGCTGTTCAGATGTACTACAAATGTAGTGATTCAAAAGCAGAGACAGTACTCAAAGTGTTAACTAGTGAGCAGTTGCAATGTATAAAAGATAGACTACAAAGTTGTGAGGAATAATAATAATGTCTATTGAGATTGAAGACCTCGTTGAGGTCAAGTTGAAGAGTGATGATGACTTCTTGAAAGTAAGAGAGACGCTTACACGTATTGGTGTAGCATCAATCAAAGATAAGAAGTTGTTTCAATCCTGTCATATTCTCCATAAACAAGGCAAATATTACATCGTTCATTTCAAAGAACTATTTGCACTTGATGGTAAACCTACTAACTTTTCTGAAGAAGACCAAGCACGTAGAAATACTATTGCTAATCTAATTGATCAGTGGGATCTGATCGATCTTGTGGATCATAGTAAGACAAGCGAGCAAGTTGCTCCTTTGAATCAAATTAAAGTACTGCCTTTCAAAGAAAAGAATGAGTGGGAACTAATCGCTAAGTACAACATTGGTAGAAAAAGCTAATCAACTGTTGACTTGACACTCAAGTAATACTATATATTACATAGGATGCCGAATGGTCGGGTCCTATAACTATCTTGCCTAACAGGAGATAATAGTAACATGACTAGAGTACAATCTTTATTCCCAAAGTCAGCTTTTATTGGTTTTGATCATCTTTTAGCTGATATGGAGTATGCAACAACACATGCTAACGATCACTATCCGCCTCACAATATCATCAGAGATAGTGAAACGGAATATACAATCGAACTAGCAGTTGCAGGCTTTGCTAAGGATGATATCACAGTAACGCAAAAAGAGCGGTCACTGAAGATTACAGGCGAATACAAAACTAAAGGTCGTGATGTAGTACATCGTGGTATTTCAACACGAAACTTTAAACGTACATTCCGTCTGTCAGAGTATGTTCAAGTAACTGGAGCCTCTTTTCAAGATGGCCTACTTGCAGTAACATTGAAGTTGGAAATCCCAGAAGAGAAGCAGCCTCGTCAAATCAATATCGATTAAACGAGGAAAACAAATGACCGATATTCAAACAATTACAGCATTTGCAGCTGTAACTGTTGCAATGATGGCAACAATCCTTACACCACTTCTTAGTGTGTAATGGTTAAGTCAAAAGGCGCTCAGAACTTTTTCTGGAGTATCATTCTTTTGATTGCTATTGTAGCAATGATTAAATAAGTAAAGGCAGGGGCGTTCATCGCCCCTGTTGACTTTTTATCGAAGGAGAACGATTATGGGAGATAGTGATGAGCTATGGACCGCAAGAAATAAGGAGATGGTATCCAATGAGATTGTCTAAGAACTTTACATTACAAGAGTTTACAAAGAGCCAAACAGCTCTACGACTTGACATTGATAATACACCACTACCAGAACATCTTGATGCAGCACGTCTATTGTTTGACACTGTCGTACAACCTGTTCGTGATCACTTTGGACCTACAGTAATTAACAGTGGTTATAGAGGACCTAAATTAAATGAAGCAGTTGGCGGAAGTAGTAAGAGTCAGCATTGCAAAGGTGAAGCGGTGGATATTGAAGTGCCTGGAGTACCCAATGCCACCGTGGCTGAATGGATAAGAGATAACTGTGACTTTGATCAGTTGATTCTTGAGTTCTATACACCTGGTATCCCAGATAGTGGTTGGGTGCATGTATCAGTTGCAAATGCTGAGAATCGTAAGTCTGTTCTTACCGCAATGAAAGAAGACGGTAAGACAGTTTACAAGCAAGGAATCATAGCTTGAGTGATATAGTACACGTGATAGCCTTTATTATAGGGCTACAAATGCCTACCGGTGTCGAAGAGGTTCTGGTACAGTTCCGTGGTCTTGATACAGTATATTATAGTAAGCAAGATTGTGATGATGCTCTTGAAGAGTATGGTCAAGAACACATTATGAACGAGTTTCTATCTGGATTAAGAGATGATCCAGATATTGTTCCGTTTCCTAAGAGTATGCCATCGTGCGTGCTTTATGATATGAGGACTGGTCAGTATCCAGACTTTCCTCAGTTTGATGTACCCGTGAATAAACCTGATGATGGACAAGGCGTGAAGAATGACGGATTGGGACGACAGGTATCTGGACCTAGCGGAACACTTCGCTAGTTGGTCTAAAGATCCTTCTTCTAAGATTGGTGCTATTGCCGTTGGTGAGCATGGACAGATTCTGTCTCAGGGCTACAACGGTTTCCCTCGTGGTGTAGAAGATACACTACATCGATGGCACGATAAGAAGATCAAATATGATTATGTTGTTCATGCAGAGAAGAATGTAATCTACAATGCATCCTTAAATGGTGTATCTCTAAAAGACTCAACTCTCTATGTGTTTGGTCTTCCCGTTTGTAATGAATGTGCTAAAGCAATTGTGCAGGTTGGAATTAAACGTGTTGTCTTTAGAGCACCTCCGAAGGATAATGGATATATCAATTTGAAGTGGGAAAAGGCTTGGGCCGTGACCAAGTCTATCTTCCGTGAGGCTGGAGTAGACTTTAAACAATATGAGTAAGTTCTATACGTACTTTCACAAGTGGGGTAATGCCCTGTATGTTCGTGGATATGAGAATGGCGAACGGTTCAATGAGAAGATTGACTCTCATACTTGGCAACCATATGTTTACTTTCCTGTCCGTCAAGAAACACCACACAAGACTCTCGATGGTGTAAATGTTAAGCAGTTTCACTTTGACGACATCAAGACCGCACAAAATAAGATCAAAGAGTATAATGAAGTAGCTAACCAGACATACTATGGTTCGACTAACTGGGCGTATGTGTATATTAATGAACACTTCCCTCAAGATATCGAATACGATGTTGATCTGATCAAGACTGCTACTATTGATATTGAGACCATGTCGGAAGATGGTTTCCCTAAGATTGATACAGCAGACCAAGCTATCATTTGTATCTCTCTACGCTGTAAAGGTAAGACATACGTATTTGCTCATCAAGACTATGTTCCGAATCGTAAGGATGTTCTATTCATCCGTTGTAAGGATGAGATCGATATGCTGTATAAGTTTATCGACTTGTGGCGTGAGCTAGACATTGACGTTATCACTGGCTGGAACATCGAGTTCTTTGATATGCCATACATCATCAACCGTATCAAACGATTGATTGGAGATAAGGCTGCCGAACGTCTCTCTCCTTGTGGACAGATCCAACAACGTGAAGTTCGTGGTTTCGATACAAAGATCTACGTTATCAACGGTATCGCTATCCTCGACTATCTACAAATGTATCGTAAGTTCTCCTACAAGATGGTTGAGAGCTACAAGCTAGACAATATCGCACACGAAGAGCTCGGCGAGAAGAAACTTGACTACTCTGAGTTTGACTCCTTGCACCTACTATATAAACATGACTTCCAAAAGTTTGTAGACTACAACATCGTTGACGTTGATCTTGTTGAACGCCTAGACGACAAGCTGAAGATGATCGAGCAAGTGCTCGCTATTGCTTATGATGGCAAGTCTAACTATACCGATGCTTTCACTACTGTGCGTATGTGGGATACAATCATTCACAACTATCTGTCTAAACAGAATATTGTTGTTCCTGGTCGTAACGATGCGACGAAAGAGCGTCGTATTGAAGGCGCTTATGTGAAGGACCCTCAAGTTGGTATTCATAACTGGGTTGTATCTTTTGACTTGAATAGTCTGTATCCTCACTTGATTATGCAATACAATATCTCACCTGAGATGTTTGCTGGTAAGTATGACGAGTTTCCTGACGTATCGCAAGTTGCTCGTGGTGAGATGATTATCAATAACACCGAGTATGCTGTGTGTGGTAAAGGCACCTACTTCCGCAAGGACAAGAAAGGCTTCCTTCCAGAGCTGATGCAGTCGATGTATAACGACCGTGTTAAGTTCAAGAACAAGATGCTTGACGCTAAACAAGAATACGAGAAGAGCCCATCTCGTGACTTGGAGAAAGCTATCGCTCAGAACAACAACATGCAAATGGCTAAGAAGATTCAGTTGAATAGTGCTTATGGTGCGTTATCTAACGAGTACTTCCGCTTCTTCTCTAACGACTTGGCTGAGTCGATTACGCTATCTGGTCAGCTGTCTATTCGCTGGGCTGAACGTAAGATCAATGAGTATTTGAACAAACTACTTGAGTCGGATGATGAAGACTTTGTTCTTGCTGTTGATACTGACTCTCTATACATCACGATGGACAAACTTGTCCAGAAAGTATTCCCTGATGGTGGTGATACTGAACAGATCATCGACTGGCTCGACAAGGTATGTGAGCAAAAGCTCGAACCATATCTCGATAAGTCATACAACCAACTTGCTGAGTATACAAACTCATACGAACAGAAGATGGTTATGAAACGTGAGTGTCTTGCTGACAAGGGTATCTGGGTTGCAAAGAAACGATACATCCTACAGGTCCATGATCTTGAAGGTGTACGATACTCTGAACCTCAATTGAAGATGATGGGTATTGAAGCTGTACGTAGTTCAACACCAACTTCTTGTCGTGAGAACATTAAGAAAGCGCTAAATATAATTATGAATAAGGATAACGATGAACTTAATAAGTTTGTACGGTTATTCCGAACTGAGTTTGGTACTTCTGACTTTGAAGATATTGCATTCCCTCGCAGTGTTAATAAACTAGATCATTATATTGATGGTGTACAAGATTATCGAAAGGGTACACCTATTCACGTTAAAGGTGCTATCGTTTACAACAGATTCCTCAAGGAACAGGGTAAAGATAAGCAATATATGACTGTCAAAGATGGTGATAAAGGTAAGTTTACATATATGAAGTTACCTAATCCTATGAGGGTTCATGTGATGACTACACCTGGTACATTGCCACGTGAGTTTGGCTTGGAGAAGTATATTGATTATGATAAGCAATATGAGAAGGCTTTCATTGAGCCGTTGAACAATATCGTTGAAAACATTGGTTGGAAAATTCAACTAGACCAACCACAACTAACATTTGAGGACTTGTTAAATGGCAATTAAGATTCCACAAGAGTATTTGTCTACAGATTATGATTTTGGTTTCTCTGGTATCAGTGAAGCTGACTATAATAATCAGATCCAATCCACAGCTAATGAAACTGCTACACAAGTTGCAACAGAAACAGCAGAAGTTTACAAACGTAAGCTCGCAGATGTTGAGAGACTAATGATGCCTTTGCTAGTCAATCTACTAAAGACATCTGATAAAGAATACATCCATTGGCCAAACCGTAGTTCGCAGCTTGAAGATAAGATCGAGCAGCTACTTGCTATCACACGAGACGACTAATGCAGGCTTATTTTGCTTTGTGTGTAGCTATTGCAATCGCTGCTGTTGCTGCATGGTATAGTATTGTAGGACTAATGGCAATCTTTGCTGCAGCTGCTATTCCAATTGCTATCATGGGTAGTGTATTGGAAGTTGGTAAACTAGTTACGGCAAGTTGGTTGTATAACAATTGGAATAAGACACCTCTACTATTGAAGTCATATTTGACAGCAGCAGTAGTAGTGTTAATGCTAATCACATCAATGGGTATCTTTGGATTCTTATCCAAGGCACACATTGACCAAGGTATAGGAAGTGGTGATGCCTCGGCTAAGATCGAACGACTGGATACAGCTATCGAAAGCAATAGACGTGAGGTGGAGCGCGCCCAAAGAACGCTTGACGCCTTTGACGCGACGCTTGACCGTTACACTTCATTGGGGTACGTTACTCGTGGCCTCGATGCGCGCAAGGAACAAGCGGAAGAACGTGAAGCAATGCGTGATATCATCGAGAAGGCAGAAACAGAGAACGATAAGCTATATAACAAGAGGGCCGAGCTTGCAAGCGAAGTCCGAGCGTTTGAAGTTGAAGTCGGTCCGATCAAATATATTGCAGAGTTGATCTACGGCGAAGATAAAGGAAATCTAGATGAAGCTGTTAGGGCTGTTATCCTGCTTCTTATTTTTGTATTCGATCCTTTGGCTGTTCTCCTTCTTATAGCAGCAAACCAATCATTGGCTGAGCAAAATCGACATAAACGAATCATGAATGTTGTCGATGAGGTAATGGAAGAAGATAAAGAAGTACTTGCTGCATTAGAAGATGATGAAGATAGAGATGGCGAAACAAGTAGAGCAGCTAGAAAAAGACCAAAAGATTGGTTAGTAGGTAAATTAGTTGTTGACAAAGATAACGTTTCCAAGTTATAATCCGCATATTATAGGAGTTTATTATGAGTAATTTTTTCAATGATCTAGTAGAGAAGATCAAAGATGACGACACACATATTGTTGCTGATGGACTGGGCAGTGCAGAGTTTAGTGGGTATATTGACACTGGTTCTTACATTCTTAATGCTGTTCTATCTGGTAGCATTTATGGTGGTGTTCCTAATAATAAGGTTACTGCTTTCGCTGGCGAGCAGGCTACAGGTAAGACCTTCTTTGCAATGGGTGTCGTCCAACAGTTTCTTAACGATAACCCTGACGGTGGTGTTATCTATTTTGATACTGAAGCTGCTGTTACTCGTGATATGATGGAAAGCCGAGGCATTGACACGACACGTGTTATTGTCTCGGAACCAGATACTATTCAAAAGTTCCGTACCGTATGTCTGAATATCATTGACAAGTATACTGACACGCCTGAGAAACAACGTAAGCCAATGCTTATGGTTCTCGATAGTCTGGGTCAGTTGTCATCTTCGAAAGAGATGGAAGATACTGCCGATGGTAAAGACACACGTGACATGACCAAAGCACAGCTGATCAAAGCTACATTCCGAGTTATTAACTTGAAGCTAGCTAAGATTGGTGTGCCCCTCATTGTAACCAACCACGTATACGCTGCTGTTGGTTCATATATCCCCACAAACGAGATTGCAGGTGGTAGTGGTCTGAAGTACACAGCTTCTACAATTGCAATGTTGACGAAGAAGAAAGATAAAGATGGTACTGATGTTATCGGTAACATCATCAAAGTGACTATGTATAAGTCACGTCTTTCGAAAGAGAACAAACGAGTCGAAGTTAAGTTGTCCTATAAGACTGGCTTGGATCGTTACTATGGTTTGCTTGAGCTTGCTGAGAAGTATGGTATCTTCAAGAAGGTATCTACACGCTATGAGTTGAGTGATGGCCGTAAGGTGTTCTCTAAAACAATCTACGAGAATCCAGAAGAATACTTTACTAGAGACGTTTTGGATCTGATCGATAAAGCAGCCAAGAAAGAGTTTGCATATGGTGAAGAAGACTCCGATACAGATGTGGAGACGGAATATGAATCGGGTAATACCTCATTATCAGATAACGGAGAATAAAAAGGACTTTCCTGAATGGGGCGTTCGTATTCTCTCAGGTGACTTTGCAGATATAGAGTTTGTTGTTGACCGTATCGGTATCCCCGAGCAGGTCGAAGAAGATGATACTCCTGTTGCTGTAAAGATTGAGTATACATTATTGCAGGGCGAATGTCCTGCCGGTGAAAGTGTTCGTCTTACACAGACGATTGGTTGGATCATTGAGGACATTATTGAGTGATTGAAAATAAGATTCTGAGTAACCTTGTATACAATGAAACGTATGCGAGGGCTGTTATTCCTTTCCTACAGCCTGAATACTTTCAAGGGTTTGGCGATAAGACTGTCTTTGAGACTATCGCTAAACACTATGTAAAGTACAACACAGTGCCGACTGTAGAGTCATTGTCTATTGACGTTGATTCTATGGGTCTTAATGAGAACTTGTTTAAGCAGGCTCTTGATACCATTGAGATGTTGGATGAGAAGGCATACGAAGATAGTCAGTGGCTAGTTGATCAGACAGAGAAGTTCTGTCAAGAGAAAGCTGTATACAATGCTGTGATGGAGTCTATTGAGATTCTTGATGGCAAGACCAACGAAACAAAGACATCCATTCCTGATCTGTTGAGCAAAGCTCTTGGTGTGTCATTTGACCAACATATTGGCCATGACTTTATTGAGAATGCTGACTCTCGTTACGAGTCTTATCACAAAGTAGATAAGAAGGTAGACTTTGATCTGAAGTATCTTAATGCTGTGACCAATGGTGGGTTCAGTGAGAAGTCATTGAATGTTATCCTTGCTGGTACAGGTGCTGGTAAGTCACTTGCAATGTGTCATATGGCATCACATAACTTGAAGATGCATAAGAATGTATTGTACATTACTATGGAAATGTCTGAAGAAGCGATTGCTAAGCGTATTGATGCCAACCTGCTTGATAAGGCTTATGATACCATTGACAAGTTGCCTAAAGAGACATATGAGAAGCTGATTGATGGTCTGAAGACTAAGACTAAAGGTCGTCTGATTATCAAGGAATATCCTACTGCAGCTGCACACTCTTTGCACTTCAAGACTCTATTGAAAGAGCTTGAGATGAAGAAAAAGTTCAAGCCAGATATCATCTATATTGACTATATCAACATCTGTGCTTCATCTCGTCTGAAAGGCAATGTTACAGCTAACTCATATACAATCGTTAAGGCTATTGCTGAGGAGCTTCGTGGGTTGGCTGTAGAGACTGGTGTTCCTATTGTCACAGCAACACAGACTAACCGGGCTGGTTATGATAGTAGTGATGTTGATCTAACAAATACTTCTGAGTCATTTGGCTTGCCAGCTACTGCAGACTTTATGATTGCATTGATGCGTTCTGAAGAGTTGGATCAACGTGGTCAAGTACAGTTTAAGCAGCTGAAGAATCGTTATGCTGATCCATCTGTTAACCGTAGGTTTGTAGTAGGTGTTGATCTGAGCAAGTTTAGATTATATGATGTTGAAGATGAAGCACAAGATCTGAATGATAGCAATACAGCTATTCCAGATACACCAATCATGGATGATATGACATTCAGAGACTCAAAACCTAAGTGGGGAGGTATGAAGATATGAACAACTACGAAATCAAGACAGAAGGTAAGACTCATACCATCTTAGAGAAAGCTACTGGCTATGAAGTGTTCTCATCTAACAATAAACGTAAAGCATACAAGCAATTAGCTCATTTTAACATGGGTGGATGCTTTGATGGCTGGACTCCATCGTTTTTTCTGACAGAAATTCCAGAAAATTATTACGAAGAAGGGTAATAAAGTTATAAATAGTTACGCCGGGTAGTGTGTTTCACGATCTGTATCCTCTACCTGCAGATTGCTCGTTGGTTAGCAGATGCCAGTGGCAAGAGCGCTAGTAAGGTCCGTGCGGGGATCCCTAATGCTGATTGGAAGTGACGGGAAGTATACTTTGGGGTTAAGCCTGTCCGAGCAATAGACAAGAAGAAAGCGGCCGGATTGCACGTCTGGCCGCTTTTACTTTGTGAAGGGTTATTGTTATTGGTTGGGTCAAAGTTTGTATAACTCATGTGGATATTTATGATCTAGAACTCTCGGAAACACGTAAAATAAATATTTTTTTGAGTGTATTGTTTTTATAAATAAATGCATATAAATAAACCCTTAATGCGCAACAAGGTAATTAAAATGACTGAAGAAGTTAAAAAATCTTATATTGAGATGATCGCTGAGAAGATGAGTCATGAAGCTCGTCACAACAGCTTTTATCAACTCGACGAGAAACCATCTGACAAACCTGATCTGGATAATGCCGACAAGGTAAATGCAGAGAAGAAAAATGCACCAGGTGAGAAAGCTACACCTGCTGCTCCAGCTGAAGAAAAAGCTGGTGTCGGTGGTGACACAAGTCGTCCAAAAGACAAATCAAACGGTGACAAAGCTCCATTGAAAATGAAGAATGGTGCTGAGATTGCTGAGAACCCAGACAACGCAGGTGCTTATGAAGCAATGGGTGTTAAGCTGGGTGAAGATACTGAGCTTGACGAAATGTCTTCTAAAGAGAAAATGAAGCGTGGTCTGTACAACAAGAAAGCCAAGAACGAAGCAGCTGATGTTGATTCCGACAATGCTGAAAAAGCTCTGAAGCATGATTGTGCAACACACGTTGTCCACAAAGAGCATGGCGAAGGTAAATGTATCCCAGGCATGCACACTCTTGAAGAAGACGAAGAAGGTAACGGATACGTAACTCACTATGACGTAATGTTCGATGGTGAAGATGGTCCATACATCGTTGAAGATATTGCAGTAGAAGATCTGGAAATCGTTCAAGAGATGAGCCACGGTCACGCCAAGAAGAAAAAGTCTAAAATGTAATTCTTCTCCTAGAATGAGAGAAGCCTCCAGGATATAAATATCCTTGGAGGCTTTTTTTATGGCTATACAACAACAATATATCGTTTCAGAGCTTGAGAAAATGGGATATACGGTTACGACCAAATCCCAACGAAACATATCAATCATGCTCGGTCCTAAAGATGGCCGCCGGGTTGATACGCTAGAACTCATTGAGAGCAAGTTCAAAGGTATCGGTGCTGTTTATAACACTAAAGGTTCTGGTTCTACTATTGGTCGTGTTGAACTTGACAAACTGATCATATTTGCTAAACCAGCAAACAGACAGGGTGCTCAATCAGCTGGTATTGAAAATGAAATGAAGTTGATTGAGTATATCAATAGTGTTTCAGAAGGCGATTCGATTAACATTCAGTTTGTTGGAAAGAATGGTAGAGTAACATACAAAGACATTACTGAAGCAAGAGAGATGGGTCGTGTTACAGGAGGATATGCTAAGTCTGATGTGGACTTAATTGATTCTAGAGGTCGTAAGGTGATAGGTCTTTCTCTCAAACAGGCTGATGCTGAAGCCTGGGGTGCATTTGATGCTGACAAACAAGCTATGGATGAGGTTCGTGCAGCCCTACAAAGAGGCGAAGCTGCAGGGATCGTTAATGTAACTCAAATGCCAGGTGGCTACTTTCAACTGCAGAACAAAGGAAGAAAGATCAATGTCACCTTCCCTATATCAAGAGGACTTGCATATGATGCTGTCTTTGGAAGAGTTGATGATAAAAAGCTAGTAGTAATCAAACAAACATTTAGATCAAATCATTTTAGTGTGAAAGATGATACAATCGTTATAGAAGTAGAGAAAGTGTACAAAGATCTCAATCAGATAATGAGAGATCCAAATGATGCTCCTGTATGGAATGTTATGAATAGTGCAACACGTAATCCATCAGCACTAGGTATCAAAGGATTACGCCCATTAGTGCAGGCTAAAAGTCGTGCAAGAAGTTCAGTACCAATAAAATAATTTAGTTTTTTTTAAAATAACTGTTGACCTTTCTCCGATTATATGTGATAGTAAGATATAGTCAAGAGAGAGGAAATGATTATGACATATACAAAAACACTGATGAATTCAATGACACCTTTTGAAGCGTTTATCAATGACGTTCTGAACGATGCGTTCTTGAAGGCTGTGGAGTCCAACAACCCGCTTCGTGAACAGAGCCTTCGTGGTAAGATCACTCTCGCTGAGTTGGATCAGATCATCTATGCTCACCCTTATTATGAGGAAGTGTCGATGGACACAATCGAAGATGCTGTTGTTGAGATTGAAAAGCATCTAGAGAAGGACAATCGTCTCGCAATCTAATGTTGACTTTTTAGTCAATATAGGTGATGATAAAGCATAAGTGAGAGAGATTGTTATGACTAAGAATACACATATGGAACATATTGAGGACCTTATCATCAACGAAGGATATGTTGGTGGTATCAAGGCCCTCCGTCACCTGTTGGATCTTCGCGAGAGCTTTGATAATGTAACTGTGAAGTGGGACGGTGCTCCTGCTATCTTCTTTGGCGTTGATCCAACAGACCGTCGATTCTTTGTAGCTAAGAAGGGTATCTTCAACAAGAACCCTAAGGTGTACAAGTCTGTATACCAGATTACTAGTGAGCTGCAAGGCGATCTGTGCATGAAGATGGTCCAAGCATTCCAGTGGCTAGAGAAGCTGAACATCTCCGAAGGTGTATACCAAGGTGATCTGATGTGGACTGCTGATGATGTTACTGATGGCTCTGTTCATCCTAACACTCTGATGTATGAGATTCCTGAATCTCTTACTCATAAGTTTGGTATCGTTGTACATACGAAGTATCAAGGTAGTAGCTTTGAGACTATGCGTGCTAAGTTCATCAAGAAGATTCCTGACTGGATGACTCTTGTTGATGGTCTATGGATTCGTGGTGCTGGCTATGAGGGTCAGCGTACTGAGTTCAACATCAATGACCGTATCGGTCAGCTGTTCGATATCCTTAACAAGATTGATACGAGCTACCTTGATGGCTTAGCTGCTTCTGAGCTTTCTCAGCAACGTCTGAAGTGCTTTATCAATACATTCATTCGTAGCAATAGTAAGATTGAATGGAACCAGTTTCGTTCATGGAACAATGCTTACTACAATGCTGAGATGGATAAGCGTAAGACTGAGAAGGGCAAGGCTACTGTTGAGGCTAAACGTAAGGAAGTTGACCGTACTGTGGTTGACTTCTTTGACCACCAGTTCAACCTATTGAGCGAGTTCTATCTGCTTATGATCGAAGCTAAGTCTGAGATCATTGACGTAATGAATCGTTCTTCGTCTGGTCCTTCGTGCTATTTCTTACATAAGGATGGCTTGCTTGAGGAGACTAATCCTGAGGGTTATGTTTCAATCTCTAAGCATGGTGCTGTTAAGCTAGTTGATCGTTGGATGTTCAGCCGAGCTAACTTTTCAGATGAACTTATCAAAGGCTGGGAGAAGTAATGGATCGTCTGGTCTATCAAGTACAATGGGGCAACGGTGCCATTCATTCGGATGATGTATTAGAAGGTTTGGAGTGGTGTAGCAAGTCTGTTCAGGATTACTGTGATCGATTGAAAAGTGATTATCAAAAGTTCTATGTACCTGATCAGGAGCATGTATTACTACAAAAGTTTCTAGCCATTAAACCTCACATCAACGATTATGATGACTTCTTGTTTATCGATCTTGATGTTCATATCGCACCGCGCGCTGAGTTTGTAATCAGAGAAGCAGACCTTCAGGTTAAACTGTATAGGATTGCTAACTCTTTGACATGTGAACCTGATGGTACGCCTATCATGGCTCAGATTGTACCTCCTGTAAACTATCCTAATAGTGGTGTGATGTTAGTCTCGCAACGACTAATGAAGCAGATCATTGAGTATATTGAGAGTGTAGATCTAGATTCACTTCCTCATTACTGTACTGGTATCGATGAAGGTATCTTGTATGACTTCATGCATACTGAGATGAAGTATGGTGATTTCCTTGAGCTTCCATACAAGTACAATAGTATGGTGTTATATCCTCATCAAATCAATGATGACACACAACTGTTCAGACATTTTTGTGGTCCAGAAGGAAAAGAGCTACTAAAGAGTTATTATAAATAACATTATGGCAGCTGTACACACTCTCAAAAAGACTCGCAACGAAGTCGTATTAAAGATATACAGAACCGATAATGGCGGTGGCACAGAGCAAATCGAACTTGATAGCGATAAGATCAAGTTGGATAATGAGACATTTGTAGGTGCTGATGCTGAAGTAACAATTACAGAGATTTATTGGGGAACCAAACCTAATAAACACGTAGACATTTCTCGTGTAAATGATCCAGTTGCCAATACTATTCATGGACATTATTATCTACAAGGTGCAGGTCATTATGACTATAACGGCTTTGCTGACGATGTCTATTCGAATGGAGCTGTCAGAGTCACTGGCGATGGTCCATTCCATGTTATCCTGAAGTTGACTAAAACTTCAGGCTATAACGTCTAAGTCTTATAAATAAGCATGTATACATTAACCCGGTAAGTCTAAGGAAAACCCGTGGAACCGAAAAAGAAAAAGTCGAAGAAAAATCCTGAGATCAAAGTATCTAAGGACACAATTGTTGCAATGGATCCAGATATCAAGCTGAAAGGCGAGAGAGAAGATCAGCAACAAATTGGTGAAGCAGCTGAAAAGACAGCTGTTTTTGCGTTTGGGCGCATGAATCCTCCTACAACTGGTCACGAAAAGCTGATGCATGCAGTGCATAAGACTGCACAAGCGCACGGTGCCAAAGGCCATGTTGTAACATCTCACTCACATGATAATAAGAAGAATCCACTTCCTCAGGCTAAGAAGATCTCTTACCTGAAGAAGCTGCATCCGCATGTTGATGTTCATGGTTCTTCTAAGTCAGCTCCTACTATGCTGCATCATGCTTCTAAGCTGCATGCGCAAGGCCATAAGCATCTGGTCATGGTAGCTGGTTCGGATCGTACTAAAGAGTTCGAGAACACATTAAAGAAATATAATGGTCAAAAGGGTCCGCACGGACACTATAATTTTAAGTCAATCAAAGTAGTTTCATCTGGTTCGAGAGATCCAGATTCAGAGGGTGTGTCTGGAATGTCCGGCACTAAGATGCGTGCACACGCTAAGGCAGGCGACCATAAGTCGTTCAAAAAAGGTCTGCCTACAGCTCTGCACAAGCATGCTGGTGACATCATGAAGCACATTAACGAAGGTATGGAAGACATTAATCAAGCATTTGAAGAGCTGACAGAAGCTCTTACTGTTGCAGGTCGTCGTAAGAAGGCTATTGCAATGAGACGTAATCGTCTGAAACTGAAGAGAGCTAAGAAGCGTATGAAGTATAAGTTCGCTTCTAAAGACCAGTTAAAAAGACGTGCACGCCGTAAAGCCGTTCAAGCTATCAAGACTCGTCTTGCTGGTAAGGCTGGTAAAGAATACAGAAAGGCCTCATACGGCCAGAAGGCTGCTATCGATAAGCGTGTAGCAACTCGTAAAGCAATCATCAACAAGATTGCAACACGTAACATGCCTAAGGCTCGTAAGGCAGAAGCTGGTCGTCTCAAAGCTGCTCGTTCAGTTAGAGAACAGTTTGAAGCACTGATCGAGATGAAATTGGATCACAGTAAACGTAATCCTTATCCAGAAGGCTCAGCAATGCATAAAGCAATGAAAGCCATCGATCAGAAGTTCAATAAGACTGCCAACCAGAATCGTCGTATTGATCTTGAGAAGAAACGTAATGCTGATCCAGGATTCAGAGCTTTTGTACAAAAGAAAGCTATGAAGAAAAGAGGCATGAGTGAAGGCGCTAACGATGGTGCAGAGCAGCCTAAGTATCATGCTGGTATGAGTGATAGCACTAAAGAGAAGCGTGTAGCTCAGTTTAAGAAGCAAGCTAAGATGGCTGATGATAATCCAAAAGCCTATAAGCCTGCTCCTGGCGACAAGACAGCCAAGACCAAACCATCCAAGTATACGAAACAGTATCACGATATGTATGGTGAAAGTGTAGAGATGGAGATGAAAGAATTCTTCAATCTGATCGATACGTTTGAAGAAGCTATGGATCCTCTGCAAGCCAAACACGATCGTCAAAAGAAACAGCTGAAAATTAGACACGAGCGTGAGAAGTCACGTCAACAAGTCAGAGCTATCCGTCGTGAAGATGTAAATGAAATCTTTGATGCTTTGATTCTAACTGAGAAATCTGGTAGTGCATTGGCTGATAAAGCATCTAAGTCTGGTATCTCTGTTGGTACACTTCGTAAAGTATACAACAGAGGTGTTGCTGCTTGGAAGACTGGTCATAGACCAGGAACAACACCACAGCAGTGGGGCTATGCGAGAGTGAATGCATTTATCGCTAAGAAGAAAAAAGGTAACCTCAATCACGATAAGGACCTTGCATAATGGCAAAGACACCTACGATTGGCGGTATCAAGATGAAGAAGCTCGGCAAGGGTAAACCTGGCCGTATGAAGAGTCTTGTTAAGCGTCATCTGGGTGATAAAGCTGCAGATAAGATCACCAAGTCTGATGGTGCAGCTCTTATGGCAAAAGGTAAGAAGACAGGTGATACCGAACTTATGAGAAAAGGCTCGTTCATTAAGAACATGATGGGTGAAAGCATGTACAAAAGTCCAGCTCACAAACGTCTACAGAAGCATATGGATAAGATTCGTAAGACGAGAAGCTATAAAGATACAGTCAAGAAGTATGGTGGTACACCTCTGAAACCAGGTGAGCAGAATCCAATGATGCCGACCAAAGAAGATGTTGGATTTCCTGATGATGGATTTGGTACACCTAAAGGTGACAAGAAAGCTAGAGCAATGACTCCTGGTCAAAGCGCAACTAAAGCAGCTAACAGAGCTCGCAAGATGCGGGAACAGTCGACCCCTTTTGCTGAATCCAAAGAGTATCAACGTACAAAAGAGCTTGCTCGCGCCGGTCTGATTGGTAAGAAAGATCTGTCTACATTTGAATACATCATGCGTAAGATGGATAATGGTCAAGCTCTTACTCAGAAAGAACGTAACTTTGTAGCTGGTATCTATGACAATCTATTGAAGTCTATCATTAAGAATCCAGATCTGTTTACACGTTTCAGAGCAATGGCTCGTCGTGGTAAATTTAATGAAGAGTTTGTTGATGATGTTAATGAGCTTCATGAAGCTACCGAAAGACTTGCCGAGTTGGAAGAGAAGGTTCTGACAAAGGCTGAGAAGAAGAAACGTGAAGAAGTAGCACAAGCAATTCAACGTGACAATCCAGGTATGCCAATGGCTAAGAAGATGGCAATTGCTACAGCAACAGCTAAACGCGTTGCTGAAGAAGCCTGCTGTGATGATTGTTCATCTCTCGATGAAGAGTTAATCGAAGAAGAAGTTCTGATCATGGAAGCTGGTGAGAAGAAAAAGGTAAAACTGAACAAGATCCAACGTGGTGGTTCAAAGAAATTTTATGTTTATACACGAAACGACAAAGGCAACGTTGTCAAAGTTTCGTTTGGAGACCCAGGTCTCTCAATCAAAAGAGATGATCCAGAGCGTCGTAAGTCTTTTAGAGCAAGACACAATTGCGACAATCCTGGACCAAAATGGAAAGCTCGTTACTGGAGTTGCCGCCAGTGGAGAGCCGGAAGCAAAGTAGAGGGCTAAAATGAACGAAGATAGCAAAACATTGGCAAACAGACAAGGCTTGTCTCCTAATCTCGTAGATGCGGTTAGAGACGTTCTTTCTGGTAAGAAGCCTGAGATTGAAGCTGTAGACGACGAAGATACAGTTCAATTGCAAAAAGAACTGGAAACAACAGAAGAAGGTCTTGATCCAGTAAACAAGAAAGAGCTTAAAGGTAAGCACAAAGATCGTAAAGACAAAGACATCGATAATGATGGCGATGTTGATTCGACAGACAAATACCTGCACAAGCGCCGTAAAGCTGTATCCAAAGCTATTGGCGAAGCTGCATGTAAAAAGGGTATGTGTAAAGACGAAGACAAGAATGGTAAATGCGATACTTGTGGTGCCGATATGGATATGAAAGAGGGTGCCGACATGGTTCGCGACCCAAGAACTGGTCAGATGAAGTATAAGACCGGTCGTATGCCTCTTTCTCTGCAACGTATGGCACGTCGTAAGCGTCCACTTGCTAAGCGTGTAATGCGTTCTAAAGTACAAGTAAACAGCTACGATCCAGAAGAAGTAGATGAAGGCAAGTTCAAAGATATGGTCACCAAAGACCAAGAGAACAAGCGCCTTGGTAAGACTAAAATGGTTGCTAACCCTCGCAATCAGAAAGTCCGCATGGTAACTCCTTCACGTGCTAAGATGGCTGTCAAGAAAGGCTTTGTATATGCAGAGCACTTTGAAGGTCTGAATGAAGATCCATACAAAGGTCAGCCAGTTGGTGTTAGTGTCACAATGAAGAACAAAGCTGGTAAAACAAATACCACTAAGTTCCCTGGTACACACTCCGCAGTTGCTGGTGCTAAGTCACATATTGCACAAATGCAGAAAAAGGGCTACAAAGTACACAGTAAAGATCTGATGTATGGTAAGAACGAAGCTAGTATCGATAAGCTGTCTAGGTATATGAGTAAGTCAGCTGCTAACGTAACTGGCAAAGATGCTAAGACTCAAGACAAGCGTATCAAAGGTCAGTCAATGGCTGATAAGAAGATCCGTAAAGGTATGGGTTATTCAAGCGATGCTAAAGTTGCTGCTACTGAAGAAGTAAATGAAGCTCGTCGTGGTCGTCCAGCTAAGACACCAGTAGCTAACCAAGACACTGAAACACGTCACAACATCGTACATCAGCTGCGTAAGTCAGTTTCGCTTCGTGGTAATCATAGCGTCGAGTTTAAGGACGGTAAGAGTCATAAGATTTCAGCCAAGCATGCTTCTCAAGCACTTAACAAGTATAATAGCTTGAGAACAACTGGTGAGAAAGCAAACTATCAGAAACAACTTCACAAGTCGCATGATTCATTCCATTCGGCTCGTAAGTCTGATACACCAGGCGCTGCACCTAAGAAACCAGGTGTAAGTCTTGGTGGTGGTTCAGCAATTAGAAGAGCTATGAGTAAAGACTAATGGCAATCAAAGCTGCTAATGTTGTAGAAAGAGGCGGTGAGCTTCCTGTTAAACCACAAAAGAAGTATGTGGAGCTCACTCCTCGTGTAGCAGCCAATAAAGTTCAACAAGTCCGTCAAAAGGACAATAAGATCAGAGCTGAGGATAAACCAAAAGTAAAAATCAGACCTGAAATGAAAAGTAATGATAAGAAGATTAGAGCAGAGGACAAGGTTAAGGGTACAAGAACGGTTAACATAAATAGACCTGTACAAACCTCTCAGTCCTCTACTCGAGAGATTTTAAAACCATCTCGTTATGTAGAAGATTTGATGAGATAAACTAAGGAGACAAAAAATGGCACAATGGGGTAATACAGATGACTCCGCCAACTGCGTAAGCTGGGCAAACCTTTCGCTCAACGTAGCTAAGACAAAAGAAGAGCTCTATGGTAACACTACCGTTTCTGCTTCTATTGCAAATGCTCAAGTTGGCGTATTTGGTGTAAGCACAACAGAGATTGCAAACACGTTTGCTAACTCTTCCGTTTCGGCTGAAGCACTTGGTATTCCACATGCTGGTTGGGCGATCCGTACAGAAGGCCGTGGTGGTCGTGCTGGTCGTGTACAGTATGAAGTACTTGTTGCTATGTCATCGATCACTGGAGATGCTGGCCGTATTGCTGGTGATCCATCTGATGATGATGAACTGCCTGAATAATATTTGATTCAGGAGGTCTAGATAATGGCAACTGAAGTAAAAAAGATCTCAGAGTTAACAGCGGTAACGTCAGCCAACTCCACCGATTACATGGTGTTGGTTGACGATACTTCTGGCACACCTGGTACTAAACGTATCAATGCCGGAGCACTGTTGACTACTGGTCTAAAGGCTAAGTTTGCTAATACAACTATTAGTCAACTATCAGTGACAACAGATAAAATTGTTATCGATAACAGTAAAACTCCAACTAGTAGTTCGATGACTATTACTCAGGGTTCTATTTTCTATGATACAAACTATCTGTATGTTGCTACAGCCAATAACACAATTAAAAGGGTAGCTCTGTCGACGTTCTAGATTATGGAAATACTTAGTGAGCGTAACTTCATGTTATATGCCGCTAAAAATTATGATAACCCTCAATGTATGGACGTTGACGAGTTTCGGGATGATTTGAAGCGATTTAATTATATCAAGAAGTTGTTTAACAAATATAAAACAACTGGTGACCTTAAAGAGCATTTGATTATAAATCATCTGATTGTTGTGTATAATATATTTGGTGCAGAGTCAGCTACAAGAATGTTATTCTTCAAGCTGAAAGATTATCAAGAGATATTGAAACCGTTTTTAGTATTTCTTAATTATATGCCAGATATAGTTTATGGGGTGAATGAAGATCCAATTAGATCAACAGACATTCCACTGGACAATAATATAGTAGTAAAGTTAAGAGAAATATAATGGCCGCAGTAGATATCTTTATGACATATCAGTTCATTAAGAAACTGACTACACCTTTCAATAAGTGGCCTGCATATAAAGCTGGCGTTATTGACAAAGATGGTAATATCCTTATCAAGCGTAAGGATATGAATACTACTACGCAAAAGAATTCATTCAAACTATTTGATCTCCTTGTATTAAATCTCAAAAAACTGCTGGCCAAGTTCCCGGGTGGTAGATCAAAGATTGCCACCTATGCTGCTGCACTGTTCCTCATCAAGGAAGCCAAGAACTACGATGAAGATTCTATGGCTAACCTTGAAGAGGACTTTGCAGACTTCTTTGCTCAAAATGCTGCAATGATTGCTGAAAATATGGAAGAAGATGCACCTGTCAATAATGTTGGTGATGGTAACATTGCTGGCACAAGAGCAGATGGTCTAAAGATTACTCCAAAGCGCCGCAAGAAATATAAAGATCAAAATGCAATTGATCAGAAAAACATCGCTATGAATATTAGGAGAATTACAAATGCTTAGTGGTATTTTAGGTTCCCTGCTTGGGTTTAGTGGTTCTGTAGTACCAGCTATTACAGATCACTTTAAGACTAAGAACGAACAAAAGTTTGAACTCCAGAAGATGGAGAAAATGGCTGAGTTACGTAAAGCTGGATTTGACCATGAAATGAAGATGTTTGAGCAGCAAGCTGCTGATAAAGAACATGAAAGGTTAATCCAACATGATATATCAATCAATCAAGGCACGGGTTTCATCGCTGGCTTACAAAAGTCAGTACGACCTGTCATTACATATTGCTTCTTTGGACTCTTTGCTGCCATTGAAGTTACTCTTTTAATTGAGGCTCTGGAACAAGGAAAGTCTGTCGCAGAGTCGTTGAACATCCTTTGGGATGAGGACACTAAAGCGATCTTCGCGGCTATCATTTCTTTCTGGTTTGGATCTAGAGCAATTGATAAGACGCGGAGAAATCGATGAAGTATATTGTAACAATCCTCTTTCTAATTCTTGCTGTCACTTATAGCCATTCTGCTGAAGCAAAAGACTCTGGCTCAGTTAATATTGGCTACAAAGTAGAAGATAGTGTTGGTAAGAATATCAATGCTCATCAAAAATGGAATAAAGAATACGAACAGTGGCAGTTTGAAACAGAAACAAATTACTACTATACAACTATTGACGGTGTTGAGAAAACAAGTCGTGGTGATGGTGAATATGAAGTGATTCTCAAACTGTCTGAGAAACACTACGCCATCAACAATGTAGGTTTCAACTATAACAAATTCAGAGAAACACAAAAGTTTCGCCCTCATATGGGTGTTGGTTGGGGTTGGAAACTCTATCGTGATGATAGATGGAAAGTATCCAACGAACTGACACTGACTATGATGGGTATTGAAGGTTATAGTGAGATGGTTTATCGTAACTCACTTTGGGTTCGTTATAAGCATCCAGAAAGTAAATGGACACTGAC